TGCCACCATCAGGTTGATAACCTTCAATGTCCCAACAGTTGATAGCATAACGCTTTTTAGTAATAAACAATCCGGCTCGCCCAACTACTTCTCGGCCAGCTTTTAATACTTCGCCAGCTATCAACGGAACATTAAAATCTTGTTTTAGAAATTCTGGAAATGTGTCGCTTACTGTGTCGCTAACATGGTCATATAGTTTTACTGCACTTTCTAGATCTAATTCTGTATCTTTTGGTAGTGCAGGAGTGGCGGTAAAGTATACCGAGTCAGTGTCACCATAAATAATGCATGGCCCTAAGTGATCGTACTCGCCTGTGAGCAGCTCGTTGGTTTTAGCAGCCATGTGTCGCGTAATACGTCGACCAGTTAGTGTCGTACTTTGACCAATACGCTTGTCAAAGAAGCGGCATCCTGGATTCAAAATAGCGCCATACAAGCTGTTCAAGTTAATCTTTTTAACTAGCTGACGCTTATCCCAGTAAGCCTTTTCCTCTGATGTAGTTGCTTCTTTCTTTTTCTTTTGTAGATCTTTACGCTCACTGTACCAACGCTCTAGTAATCCGGGAACAATACCCTGTACATCTGTTTTAAAGATAGTGCCGTTGGCACTGATGTTCCATGGCTGGCCACTTTTAAATACTAGATTGTAGATATCTGCACCGGTACATTCTAGTCGCTCGCCACCTTCAAGTTCTAGTACCAGCGGGTGATTGATGTCTTTGTCAATTACATATTCAAATTCATTTGTACCAAATTTGCCTGACCATGCATCAGCAAAACTCATCTTTTGCAACCGCATTTTACTTTGAATTTCTTCATCAGTGTATACGGGCTTAATTTGTCCTACAATAGTTTCAGGTGCCATGTTAAGAGCACGGAATACTGATGGATACAGTGAATTGATATCCATACTGCCGACCCACTCGTGATATCCTTTCTTTGGAAAGGCTACATACGCACCTGCTGCTTGTGTGTCGGCATTATCACTGCTACGAATTCTATCAGGTACAACGAAGCCTCGACGATGCGATTCGTTAATGATGGCTTGTTCTGTGGTTGCTACAGCACCCATTGTTGTGGGCAGCAACACCGTATTATCATGTGCAATTGTGTTTGCTAGGTCAATGAACTGTAGCTTCTTATCTAACTTGTTAAGTAGCATAGTATCTTGAATATTATAATCTAAAAACTTTTTAAAGTCGTGATTATATAAGCGATCTAAGCTGCCTTCATATGCAACCTTGCGTTCACCAATCTCCATCTCACCAATGTAATCTAGCCGATAACTGTGCCGCTCTTCGTAATTGTATTTGCGATACAGTTGCATATAGTCTAAATGCACACGACCAATTAGGTCATAGGTTTGACGTTCACTACCAAACGCTTCATACATTCTTTCTTTTGGCAATTGGTCCCAAAGACATAAGCGTCTTGTATCGTTTCGACTTAGTACCTTTACAATTCTATTAATTGTGTAAGGAATATCGTAACCTTCACTGTTCCAACCGCTTAAGATGTCTGCGTCTTCGATTAACGATAAAAATACTTCGAGCATTTCTTTTTCTGTTTGAAAAAGCATGACCTCAGGTATATCTTTAGCAATATTCTGTGCTTGTTCCCAACTAAGAGTCTTAGGAGGGACCGCTAAACAGATCATTGCGTCGAGCCATTGTAGGTACACACCAATAGCAGTAATTGGCATGAATGCGTCATCAGGGCTTGCATAACCCCTCAGAGGATCAAAGTCTACCTCAATGTCGAAAAATGCTGTTTGAAGTTTAGGAGGTTCAACTCCATTGTAGTGTTTTGCAATTGTCTTATTAAGGGGCTTGATATCGCTTTCAAATGTTCTGTTTGAACTATTGATTGCAACATTCTTGCGAAAGTCCTTAAATGACTTGCACCTTAGCTCAGTAACAGGTTCGCCGTAAATACTACGGCGACTGCCTTTTGGATCTGCAACATAAAAATTATATTCGGGACGGTGTTCTACTAGTATTCGTTTACCGTTAACACGTTCTGCAACATGTACCGAATCTTTATTCTTATCGTAGAAGGCGTCTACGTAACTCATGTATGAATCCTATCTAATGATTTTACATTATACATAAGAATGCCAGTATTGTCAACTGAATCTTTATGTTATTTCTTTATCTATGTAGTTGATAGCTCGCTCGGCCCAACTAACGCTTTGACTAATAGTTAGATGACAACTTCTATCTGCAACAGGAATCTGTCGTTCTATTACACCATCGTGGAGCGCATCAAATTTTGATTTAGGAAGGAAATCCTTTTCTTCCATTGCCGATACTGGCCCATCAACAATATACTTTAACCTATGAACATAATTGGTATTGCGCCAAATTGGAAATATATTATTGAATATAATAAAAGGCCTGTTCACTGACTTGCATAGATTAATAATATGTTCTATATATACTTCATTCTTTTTTAAATTAATAGGTATGCTACTTAAAAAAGGTAACATATCATTGGTGATGTACTTTTTTCTATATAACGCTGTAAGAGTATTACTTTCTATGCTTTCACGCATTAGATTATATGTAGCAGGCACTAACTCACTATTATCTCTATGATCTATTTCTAAGCGGTCTATAGTAGTTAAACATACAACTAGTAATTTGTAATCCAACTGACTAACAGCATGTTCAACTTGACACATAATATCAAAATTACTTACTGCGTCTTTGCCTAAACTAACATAAGAATCCTTGTATTTTTTTGAAACTTGATGCATCCAGTTCCAAGGATAATCGTCAGGTTGGCAGAAACTATCTCCACAAAAAACAATCATTGGTATGCCGGACCAAGAATCAGAGTAACTAAACTTTCGCGCTGACCAGCTGTGATGTTTGTTACTTCGTGGTGTACAATACTTGGAAAAATTATAACGTCACCTAAATTTAATTTAAATGCTTCTCTTGGTGTTATTGAATCTAAGTTCAGCTGGTTAACATCATTAGTATAATGAAAAACAATATCTCCACCCTGATAAGAGTTTGAATCATTAAGACCTACAACAACTGTTAATTTTCTAGCAGGACTTTTAAACAAATTAGTTGTGCAAACATCGTTATGTAAAACTGCACCATGGCCGTTATGATAAATTCCATAAGTAAACGACTCAAATACTATCGGGTCAAAGATTTCTAAATTAAAATGATTTTTTGATTCTTTTATAATTTTAGATAATTTTTTAATAATGAACCCTGGTATAGTACTAACATTAGCATGTTTACGAACAAAAGTATCGTCATGCTGGTCAACAGCAGAACCAACACTCTTTTTAACTAGCAGTATCTCATCAGCTGAAAATACCGAATCAAATTTCGCTACCAGGGACATTTTTAATCTTAGAGTGTCTTACCAACAGCTTCTAGGATAGTTTCAAGTTCATCAAACTTGTCACGCTCATCACCTAGTGATGCTTTGTGTGCTACCTTAATTGCCTTAGTTAGTGTAGCAGGCTTAAGATCCATTTCTTCTGCGATTGCTTTGACCGTATCGCGAAGACCATCTTTTAGTGTTTCAATTTCGTAAGTAACCTGCATACCTTCTTCAATTAGTCTCTTAAGGCGTGCCTTTTCTTCTTCATTGAAAGTTCTGTTAAAAGCCATTTGTTACCTCTTCTGTGTTGTAGTGTTAGTATATATTTCTAGCTGATCATTCCCGCTAGGAATAGTGGCGTTGCCAAAATTAACCATTTCTTGATAATCTTTGAATTTGGTATATCCAAAGCAATTAAAATCTTCACCTGCAATATCGTTTACAAAATTTATTATCGTGTCATCATAGTATTTCAAAACAGACTTAATTGTCTCTTGTTCTGATACTACAGATGTGTATCTAGTACCCAGACCAGTTCTATCTATTCTGGAAAAACTGTTCAAGTTAACTCCGTAAACTGCTTTAACGTCTTCAACTAAATTTTCAAATTTAATTATGTGAAGCCTCCCGGTGATACCATCAATCCAATTTGTGCATGGAGAGGTTAGCCATGTTGGTCGAAGTTGAATGTTTAACATGAATTTTTTAAATTGTGGAATCGTAAATGCTTCAGGACTTTTATTTTCTTGGGCAGAACAAAATTGATAAAACAGTGACACATATCGTGTGTACGGGCACCTTACACTTACTGCACACGTAGTATCCATCGAAAGATTATGAGATTTAAATGGTTGATGTAATTTTGTAATATCTAATAAAAGATCTTCAAGTTTTAAATCTTTTAATGTAATGATTTTACTTAGCACTAGCGCATTAAAAATAGACGACCCGCCGGTTTTAGGTGGATGTAGAAAAAGAGGTCCGTTAAAATGCATTCTTAATATGCCCAGCTTACTAAACTATGGCGCACACCGCGAGTAACCATTTCAACTTTATGGCGATAGGTACTTGGAAAAATAATACAAGTACCAGGACTAGGTCTATCAAACACTCTGTTTTCAAAACATAGTTTGCCGCCTTCGTAGTTGTTATCTAACAGTATAGACATAGATAATTGACGAACATAGTTGATGCTGCTATAGTTGACAGCATCGATGTGCCAATCAAAGTGTCCTAAATCCTGTTCTGTATAACGCATGATACTAACAGTGGTTCTATCTCTAGAGTATTCTTTATTGAATGACTGATTAGCCTCATCGAATAATGCATGAACTTGTTCAAACACATCTAAATGCTTATCCACAGACAGCCGGGCCTCTCGACATCTACGGTTGTTTGAAGTCGCAACAGTACCCTTATCGTCAACTACAACTTCGGCTTTTTTAAAATGTACGTCGCTGTTAAGGAGAAGTTTGATCATAGAAGAATCGAGCGCATTCTCTTTAACAAAGACATGCATGTCTTGCGGTAGACATGCTTTTTCTTCATTAACAGTCATTTGTTACTTCATCTGAGTAGTAATGCTAGTATATATGTTGAGCTGCCCGGGTTCTTCGGGAATATTGGCGTCTACATCCACATAAAAAGAAGTTTTGAAACCCGGAAACGGGTGAAAAGAAATTTGTTCTAAAATTGATCTATTAGTAATTCTTTGTCCATCAGGATCAAATGCAATAAAACTGTCGCCGGTAAAATGAACTTCAACCCTCAAAAAAGTTCTTCCCAGTCAATGCTACCCAGTGCATCATCGTTGTCAGCCGCAGCCGCAACTGCGAGTGTATAAGTTATTGCAGTACTATTAAGGCCATCACGCTCTAACTGAAATGCAAACGCCCCTGGATCGAGTTGAATAGTTTGACCGCTCTGGTTATTGATACCAACATAGCCGCTAGTTAGTGTTTCGCCACCACTCATAGTGTTAGCAGTAATATTGTAGTCAAGTAATGAACCGCTAACACTAGTCCATGAGCCGCCCGCAATGGTTGCATTTGCAACTAGTTTGTACTGCATCTTACCGTTATTAGCTATGCCTAACATGCTGATGTTTTTAATCACAGCAACAGCATCTAAGTAACTGGTATTTAATCTAATTGACACGAGGGGATAAAATGTACCAGCAGTGGCTAAGTTCATGGGTGCAGTAACAGGACGCCCGATACTGTTTGGCCTGCCTCTGATTTCAAACCCGCCTTCACTGATAACAGTTGCACAGATTTGTTTCATACTGCTACCCGCTACTGTAGCTGCAATGTTTTCAATTTCGTAACGCACAGGTAGTGTAGCTGTGGTCATGTATACTGTATCTAAAATATTTGCATGTTGGAATACATGTGCTAGATAAAAGTTTCCGTCAATAACAAAACCTGTACGTATTTGGCCGACGCCTAACCACTCAATGTCCATAAAAAAGATTTGTGTTTTAGTAGCGTCTAGTGTAATAGAACTAGGAGTAGTACCATCCAGTTTATCAATGTTCCAATCACTTTGTGCGATTTCTATGTCCTGCGCTGACCCATTAATGTATGTGCGCTTTACAATATAGTTGATACCATTCTTACTCGAAAAGAATATGCCATTTTGATCATTAAAGTACCCCACACGCTGAGCCAGACCTGTCTGCCCTTCGTCAAATGCAAACGTAGTCATAATTTGCAAACTCTTACCAGGCTGATAAGCAAACACACGTTTGGTTTCGCGAGTAGCTTTTGCATTAAGTGCATTAGTAACTGTTAGAGTTGACGTGCTTTGATTTACATTGTAAGACGACGATCCTCCAGTTACAAACTTTGTTATCCATTGATCGTCCCTGTCAGAATAACGTTGACTAGAATCAAACATTGTAAACGGCATAGACATACGTTGTCTACCAAATGCATCTGATCGGCCGTCGTTTGTTGCTGCGCCCGAAGTAGTGATAACTCTGATTACTGGCTGTCCAGCAGCATTGTAATCCATAGAATTTGACAAATCTCGTAAATGATTTGGCCCATTAGGAGGTAGCATAGACGGATGATTATATGACATAGTTTTATACCTAAAAAAAATAGTAGTAGCGATCAAACTGCTACTACTATTTATCTAAATTTAGAACTAATTTAAGTGGCAATTTTTACGCGGTTAACCATCGTTTCCTTACCACCACTGTACTTACTAATTCCCTGGCTTTTTACATAGGCAGTAATATT